TGGCTAAGCACTTCTGAGAAGCTGGGCAACAGCTGCGACAAGGCAAAGAGGTAATCATGTCAGACATCTACCAAATCACGCTAACCACCCAAACAGGCGAAACCTTCACGGGCAAGATGTCACGACGTCAGCCTGAGCTGGTTAACGGCTTTGTGCCGCTGGCGACGGAGACGGGCGAGTGGCTGTATTTCGCTCCTGCCGATGTGAAGCGCGTGCAGTTTACGCCGGTACCAGCAGAGGAACAAATCAATGGCGACGTGCAGACTGTCAGTTGAAATCAAAAGCAGGTGGTGGGTTCCTGTCTATCTCAGGACGCTAACAGTGTTCTGTCTGATGATGCGTTACGAGCCTGACTACCAAAAAGTGGGTAACTTCCTCGTTAAGCATGGCATTAGCCAGAAGCTGAAATATGAGCCTGTAAAGAGATAATGGAGTAACGAATGAGCAAACCGGACTGGGAGGCCATCGAGACGGCGTACCGGGCCGGAGTGATGTCCCTCCGAGAAATAGCATCACAACACGGTATCAGTGAAGGCGCTATCCGTAAGCGCGCCAAACGTGACGACTGGTCGCGCGACCTGAATGCGAAGGTGAAAGAACGCGCTGACGATCTGGTACGCAAAGCTGAGGTACGCAAACAGGTACGCAGTGAAGTCACTTTTAACGAACGCGTACTCATCGAGGCGACGGCCGAGGTAATCGCCAGTGTCCGCATGGAGCATCGCGGCGACATTAAGCGCGCCAGGCAGATAACTAATGCCCTTTTTGATGAGTTGGGCGCAGAGTGCGCAGACGTGGCCGCACTGGAGAAGCTCGGAGAGTTGATGTTCGACCCTGACGACAAAGGTCAGGACAAACTCAATGAGATTTACCACAAGGTCATCAGCATGCCGGAGCGCGTTAAGTCGGTTAAGGCACTGAGCGACGCGCTGAAGAATCTGATCGGGCTTGAACGCCAGGCCTACGATATCGACGGGCCGGAAGGCGACAACTCTGTTAAGCAACTGTCTGACCTGATGGATTCATTGTCTCAGGGGGCGTAATGAAACCTGAGCACATCAAGCTGCTGGCTGACAAAGACTGGCGGCTGAACAACCTTTACTGCATCACCGACAAAGAGGGTAAGCCCACGCGCTTCAGGATGACGCCTGAGCAGCGGGAATACTTCGAGGGGATCCACACCCGCAACATCATCCTGAAAGCTCGCCAGCTCGGTTTCACCACTGAGGTGTGCATCATCCAGCTCGACGCGGCCCTGTTCGAGTCGGCGAAGTGCGCCCTGATTGCCCATACGCTGAATGACGCAAAGCGCCTGTTCCGCGAAAAGGTGAAGTACGCATACGACAAGTTGCCACCAGAGATAAAGGCGGCCAACCCTGCCAGCAATGACTCTTCCGGCGAGCTTGTCTTTAAGAAAGGCGGATCACTCTACGTAAGCACGTCATTTCGTGGCGGCACGTTGCGTTACCTGCACGTTTCCGAGTTTGGAAAGATATGCGCCAAGTATCCGGACAAAGCCCGTGAGATCGTCACTGGTGCGTTTGAGGCGGTATCGACGGGATGCTTCGCTACTATCGAGAGCACGGCAGAGGGACGGGCGGGTTACTTCTTTGATTACTGCCAGACGGCAGAGAAAGCGTTGCTACAGGGCAAACCCTTATCCGCGCTGGACTGGAAGTTTTTCTTCTTCTCCTGGTGGAAGAACCCACAGTACGCAATCGACCCGGTCGAACCTCTGCCGGTGCGCCTGCTGGAATACTTCGCAGAGATGGAAGCGAAGCACGGCGTAGTCGTCAATGAGCGCCAGAAAGCCTGGTACTACGCCAAAGAGAAAACTCTCGGCGACGATATGAAGCGCGAATACCCGACCATTCCGGCTGAGGCGTTCCAGCAGTCGGTCGAGGGCGCGTACTACGCCAAGCAATTCCGCTGGCTCTACACCAATAAGCGGATCGGCCAAATCCCGGATAACTCACACCTCCCGGTGCACACGTTCTGGGATATCGGCGTGGGGGACTCCACGGCGATCTGGTTCGTTCGCGAGGTCGGCGAAGAATTCCACATCATCGACTACTACGAAAACTCCGGAGAGGGGCTGAGGCACTACATGAAGGTGCTGAAGGATAGGGGTTATGAGTACGGTGAGCACTGGGGTCCGCACGACATCGATAACCGTGAATTCGGTGCTGACGCCAAATCCCGCAGAGAACTTGCCCGTGAAGGGTATGAAATCGACGGGCAGGTTTACAGCATGACGTTTCAGGTGGTTCCGAAAGTGGGAATAGACACTGGCATTGAGTCGGTGCGCGAAATCCTTCCGTCCTGTGTATTCGATGAGGAGAAGTGTGCCGAGGGCATATCTCACCTCGAGGGCTACCGCAAGGAGTGGGACGACAAGCGCGGGTGCTGGAAAGATAAACCGCTTCATGACTTCACATCACACGGTGCTGACGGCTTCCGTTACTTTGCAGTAGCGAAGAACAATCACAAGCAGGTCGGCGCAGTATTCTTCTAAGGAGCTCATCAGTGAGTGAACAACAAAGCGAGGTTTCATTCCTCGTTAATGCCCTTGCTGATGCTATCGGGCGGCAGCGCATGCTGTACGCAGGCCAGCCGGGAAATACCAAACGCACGAAGTTGTGGGATGAGTTTGGCTATCCAAACAGTCTCGAGTTCGACCGCTACTACCGGGCCTACGAGCGCAACGCGGTGGCGTTTGCCGCAGTCCATAAGCTTCTCGATTCGTGCTGGGTTGATAACCCGACGATCATCGACGGCGACGGCGGAAAGGAGTCAACCGAGACAACGGACTGGGAAAAGTCAGCCACTAAGCTGCTGAAGAAGCACTGGCCGAAAATTAAGGATGCGGATCGCCGCAATCTTGTTGGCCGGTACTCGGCATTGCTCATTCAGTTCCGCGACGGCAGGGAATGGCATGAGCCGGTAGATCGGGCGAAGGTTAAATCCCTGCGAAATATCGGTAGCGGACCTATCGTTAAGCTAATCCCCGCGTGGGAATCGCAGATCAAGCCAGGCAACTTCGATACAGACACGCTTTCAGAAACGTACGGCCAGCCAATCTCGTACAACTTCAACGAGCAGCCAGTTGGTGATGATGGCACGTATGGCCCGGTGCGCGGCGTTACCGTGCACCCAGAGAGAATCATCATTCTCTGCGAAGGCTCAGAAGACGAGAACATGCTCTCTGGCGTGCCTTTCCTGCGCGCTGGTTACAACAAACTTCTCGACCTCGAAAAGGTATCTGGTGGTAGTGCCGAAGGTTTCCTGAAGAATGCAAGTCGCCAGCTCGGGATTGCGTTCGACAAAGAAACCAACATTGCGAACCTGTCAAAGCAAGCCATAGAATCTGGCTACAAAGACCTGGGCGAGGCGCTTAACGACAAAGTCGCCAAGATGAACCGTGGCACGGATGCGGCCCTGGTTATGCAGGCCGGCACGCCGTCGGTGCTTTCCGTAGCAGCCGCCGATCCATCCCCTACATGGACGGTGGCCGCCAACGAGTTTGCATCCTCGATTCAGTGCCCGTTCACCATACTGTTTGGTCAACAGACGGGACGCCTTGCCTCCGATGAGGACAAAACAGACTGGGCGAAGCGTTGTAATGGCCGCCGATGGGGATTCCAGTCAACGATTGTAGAGACCGTGCTTGAGCGCTTCTGGACAGTAGGTGTCATTGACCCGCCTTCATCCGGAGAGGTTACGCTGGCATGGTCTGATCTGCTCGCTCCGAGTGAGAAAGAGAAGATTGCCAACATGCAGGCAATGGCTGTCGTGGCGAAAGATACTCAGCAGGCATACGGCACTCCGGCAGTGGATGAAAACGAAATCCGCGCAGTCGGTGAGTTGGAACCTCGCAAGGTCATGTCGCCACCTAACCCTGAAGTAAAGCAAACCGATAAGGATCCGCTGACAGATGATGATGACAGCGCAAACCAGAATCGGGACGCCGATCGTACCGCGCAATAAAGCTGACCCTACGCAGTCCTCGCGGCAGGTCAGCAGGATGTTCAATGATATCGAAGACCGGTATCTGAATATCAAGCGCAGGCTTAAGGCTCTGTTTGATCTGCGGCTGACTGGGCAGCAGCGTGAGGCGAACGCACAGCAGTCCTGGATGATGTGCAACAACGAGGGCGCAGAACCTTCGCTGTATCAAGTCAATGCCGGTAAGTTCGTCTATGACATGACCGCTGCTGAATTGGCCGATCTGCTCCAGGTGGTGCAGTCGATTCTGGATGATGAGCTTCTTGAAGGCGGCAGTCAGAACCTGTGGGCGATGGACTACGTCATTGCGGAATATGACCGCGGCACGCTAAACGCCTTCACCAACCTGTCGGTTCAGTCGCAGGTGTACGCCAGCCAGACGACGCTACAGCAGCTTTTAAGCAGCCCGGGCTACCTGAACCAGATTGCGGCGGCCAGGCTGACAACGTTCAGTGACTGGAAGGTCATCAGCGACACCGCCCGCGGCGACCTGACAAACATCATCACCGATGCGGTAGCGCGCGGCGTGAATCCCCGCGAGACAGCCAGCGTAATCAGTAAGCGCCTAGATGTGTCCATGTCGAAAGCGAAAAACATCGCTCAGACCGAGCAGGTCGGCGCGCTGAGGCAGGCGCAGTGGAACGAAACGGACTGGGCCGCTGACCGGCTTGGGCTGAGCACCGGCCTGCTGTGGCTGTCAGCGCTTAAGCCGACCACCAGGTGGTGGCACGCCGCTGAACACGGAAAGGTAAAAACGACAGATTGGGTCAGGGAATTTTACTCGCGGGATGGTAACAAATATCACTGCTACTGCGGCCAGATTCCTGTGTTGCTCAACGACGACGGCAGCATCTTCAACGAGGGGCTGGCGGATAAGCTGAAGAAAGAGCGTCAGCAGTGGACCACCAAGGAGGCTGCTTGATGTATATTTATTCGCAGTTTTCTCATTGAGGATATCGCAATGGCAGTTGCTCCAGAGTCCGGCATGAAAGTTAAGTGGCGCAGCGTCTACTGGCCGATTGGCGAGTGGGTAAATGAAGATGGTGATGTTGTAGAAATCACTAAAAACTTCAGAGCGAAAAGCGAGGAGGGTGAAATCTTGGTTGTCATGAATAACGAAACATCCGGCGGTGGACATGGCGAGCCTGCGATTACATCACCAACGCCATCATTCATTCATGCTGACACGTTAGATTCGCTGCCACATCCGCCAGGTTTTATTGAAATCAAATAAATTACAGGTCGCTTTGGCGGCCTTTTTTAATGCCTGAAATCCACCAATGAGGAACCAGCATGAAACGCAACCGCGTTAACGTGCTGACCGTCGTCAACTCCGCTTCAAACATCACCACTGAAACCATCGACGGCAAGCCACATATCGTGGTTCGCGGCATCACGCCTGTCGTGGACGATATCGTGATGAACCGGAAGTTGTACCCGGCAGCAGAAATCGAAAAGGCCTACAACACGCTCGAGCGCAACCCGATGCCGCTGGGCCACCCGAAAGTGGACGGCAAGCATGTGTCGGCGCGCGATGTCCGGGCGGTGAATGAGTATCACGTCGGGGCATGGCTACAGAACGTCAGCCACAAAGACGGCAAAGTGACGGGTGATATGTACGTTAACCGCCAGTACGCCGAATCCAGCGATAAGGGCAAACGCCTGATCAACCGCCTGGATGAGATGCTGGCCGGTATCAACTCCGACCCTATCCACATCTCCACAGGCCTGCTCTATTCCGGCATCGCTGCTAATGGTGAATCGAAGGGCAAGAAGTACAACGAGATCGCCACAAACATGATGTTTGACCATGTGGCGGTGTTGCTTGATGAGCCCGGCGCCGGTACGCCGGAGGATGGCGTGGGCATCTTCGTTAACTCAGAAGGTGATGATCAGCAGATCGAAGTTGCCCGCCTGGCTGACGGAATCGACTGCACCCGCGATGGCCTGATCAACAAAACAAAATTCTTCTTTACCAATGCCTCCAACTTTTCCTTCGACGACATCCAGCGCGCAATCAGTGAAAAGCTGCGAGAGGGTCGATCTGATGACAACTGGCTTTGGCCAGAGTCGGTATGGCCTGACACCTTCGTATACCGGGATGATTCCCGTTATTTCAAACAGAAGTACATCATCGACGATGACGGCAAGTCCCAATTCGTCGGCGAACCTGTAGAAGTCGTGCGCAAACAACCTGAGTACGAGATTAAAACCAACGGAGAGAACGATCCGATGAAAGAACTGATTATCAATGCGCTGCAAGCCGCTGGTAAGCCGACTGAAGGCAAGTCCGACGCCGAGCTGATGGACGCATACAACCAGATGAAGGCCGAAGAAGCCATCGCCAAGAAAAAAGGCGATGAAGAAATCGACCCGGAAACCGGCAAGCCCAAGAAAAAAGAGCAGGCCGCCAATAACGAAGAGATGCCAGCGTGGGCGCAGAAACTCGCCGATCGCGTGGACGTCGTTTTCAACAGCCTGAGCGCTAACGCCGATAAAGAGAAAGGCGAAAAGCGCGCGGCTGTGAAGCTGGCGATGAACATGAGCGACGACGAAGTCGCGGATCTGGACGGTAAGGCGCTCGACGCCATGTACGCCAAGTGCCAGACATCTTTCGGCCTGAACGGTGCATTCCGCCATCAGGCAACCAACACCCAATCAGTCAGCGAAATGCCGGAGTAAAAAATGGCTAAAGACGGAAAGCATATTATCCACGCCGGCGGCGTGTTCCCTAATCCGCTGCTTAACCGCGAAGGCGGGGCGGCTGCATCGACTCTGCCTGGTACTGTTGGCTTCTTCAGTACTGCTGACAAGTTCACGGCCTCTGTGGTCGGGGCAGAATCCGCCATCAAGTATGTGGCAAACAAAGACTACCTGCGCTGCCTGAGTGTTGATGACGCAATCCCAGCCAATGAATTGGTTGTTGGTATTCATCCGCTGCCTGGCATGTTCCTAAATGTGCGAGCAGCAGCGGGCACTTACACCAAAGGCCAGCCGGTTGCAGTAGCCAACGGTCAGATCACTGCGGTTGTAGATGATGCCGCCGTATTCGCTTATGTCGAAGAAGATAAAGCAGTCACTGCGGTGGCGGGCGATCTGATTCGCGTTGTGTTCAAATAAGGAGCACTGAATGTTTGTATTCTCCAAGTCTATCGGCGAGAAGACCGGTAACCTCGCGGTAAACCAGGCGCAATGGCGCGCTCTCGAACTTGAGCGAAACGCCAGTGCTCAGGCAGCAGCTGATTTTCTGGCGCGCACTCAGTTCCGTGGTGATGCAGAAAACGCCCCTTATCTCGACGCGGTGAACGCAGTTGACGATATCCGCCGCCTGTATCGCGCTTTCGACACAACTGTGCTTCAGCAGTTCGAGCCAAATACCGAATTCACCCTGCTGAACGATCTGATGCCGCTCTCTCGCTCCGTGCGAATTGAGCAGTCTCGTTACGATTACGCTCGTACCGGCGGCCGCGGCTGGGCTCATACTTCCATGTCCGGTCAGGTTGGTGCGGCGCTGGATGCTCGCAGCTATTCCTTCGATGGCACCATGGTGCCTATCCACGACTCGGGCTTTAAGTTCGAATGGCGTGATCCAATCTTCAACAGCCCGCAGGCATTGCAGTCGCAGGCTGATGCGCAGCGTGGTTCGGTTGAAGACGTTCAGCGTCGTTACGTTGACTACATCTTCAACGGCTTCCGCGACAAAGCTGGCAACTTCGCAGTGTTTGACGGTCTGACCTGGAAAGGGTTGCGTGACGATGAGCGCGTAGCGCAGATCGACCTTGGCGCTTCAGGCCTGAACATCGATTTTACCTCTGGCACAGCAACGTCTCAGGACATCCGCGCCGGGGCAATCGCGCTTCGTGATCAGATGCGTCGCGTAAACAACCAGTATGCAGAGCAGACCTGGTATGTATCCGGCGAAATCATCTCCAACCTGGAACGCTACTTCTCCGACAACTTCCAGTCCGGAACGATCATGGATGAAATCCTGAAGCTGACCGGTGTAGCGGCGATTAAAGAAGACAGCCAACTGTCAGGTAACGAAATCGTCATCGTTCCACTGAGTGCAGGTGTCATTGCTCCAATCGTCGGCCAGGCTATCGGTACCGTTGCCTCCCCCCGCCCGGAGTACAACAGCGACTACATCTGGCGCACCTGGGGTGCAATGGGGCTGATGGTCAAGCAGGACATCAACAACAAATACTCCGTCATTCACGCATCAAGCTAAGGATAAATCATGGCACTGGTAGAAATCGTGGCAAGTAACCTGCACGCCGGTGCCAATCTCCGCAAACTGGAGGTTGGTTCGGTGGTGGATGTTGACGACGCAACGGCTGAGCGCTGGATCAGCGCTGGCAAGGCGAAGGAAACCGACAAGAAGAAAGGCGAGAAGCTTACCTTCGAAGTGGCAACTCCGTCCGCGCAGGCGGCAGACCTTTCTGGCCTGAAAAAGCAACTCGCGGACGCGCTGGAGCAGAACCAAAAGCTAATCGCCGATGGTGAAGCAAAAGACAAGGCTCACGCCGAAGCACTGGCAGCAGAAACAAAACGCGCTGACGAAGCCGAAGCGGCACTGGCAGAAGCAACCAAGAAGGCGAAATAACCATGGCTGACCCAATCACAGCGGCAGACGTGCAGGCGTACCTCGGTGAATTGGGTTACACCATTCCCATGGCGTTGCTGGATCCGATTCTCTGCGCGGTCAACAAAATTATCCCGTGCCTCGATGGCGCTGGATACGATGATTGCACCGCTAAGCTGATCCTGATGTACGCCGCCGCGCTAATGGCGACGTCGTCCGGCGCGCGCCGCATCAAATCGCAGGGTGCGCCGTCTGGCGCGTCACGCTCGTTTGAGTACGGCGACGACAGCATCACCTGGTTGCGCGATTCACTGGGCCGCCTCGATACCAGCGGCTGCACCGGGGAGCTGCCGATCAGCGCCGGTAACAGCGTCGGCATTTTCATGGTCGTCGGGGGCTGCTGATGGCCTGGACATCCGTAAGCGTCCGGCTGCCGCGTTCATTCGCTCGTGTCTGGGTGATGACCGACACCGGGCGGGAGACTACCGGCTACGTGAAATCGGACGGCGAGTGGCATATCAACTGCCCGCGCATCCGGGCGACCGGCGCGAAAGTGCTGAGGTGGAAAGAATGAAGCGAGGCGGGTTACTGAAAAACGGCCGACTTTATCGTGTTGGTGAAGTCGTCATGGACTCTTGCATCCCACCGAATTCCATTAAGCGCAGTGAGCAACTTAAAGGCCAGGGCGGAAACGTAACGGTTGTGCTGCGCTGGAAGGAGTGAAATATGGCAACTATCAGGGCCAGGAAGATTAAAGGAATTGCTTACGATGTTAAATGCTGTATTGCTGGGAAGGATGAGCAGTTTACCGGGGAGACAAGCAATCCTAATTACATCGAACTGTTTTTGAGTATCACCAATGGCAACCCATCCTCGGTATTTATTCCTGTCGGAAACGACCGCTATATAAGCGTCAAAACCATCGAATCAATATTCATCACGAAATTGCTTGAGGACTAATATGTCGGCAACAGCGAACTGGTCCTATACCGCCACGGCGACCATCTGGCGCAAGCAGAACGGCGGAACCGACGAATACGGCGATCCAATTAATGGGTACGCCGCACCAGAAGTAATCATGTGCGATTACGAAGGCGGCCTGTCAAAGCGCATCGGCAGTCTGGGCGCTGAAATCGTCGTGAAGAATACCGTCTGGACGGAGTTCGCGCTGGCGGCCGCGGGTGATTACCTGCTGATTGGCGTATCGACCGAAGCGGACCCGGTTGTGGCCGGTGCCGATGAGGTGCGACAGGTTATCCGCTATGCCGACACGTTCGAGCGCCTGGCGGATGACTATGCAATTTTGACCGGGGTGTAACCATGGGTATCAAAGTTAAAGGTATCGATCAGACCATTGCTAAGTTGAACCGCATGATTGGGGACGTTAAAAGTGTCCGCATCATTCGGGCTTTGTACATAGCATCTGAACAGGTTCTTGAGTCGGCCGCTGTGATAACGCCAATAGATACATCAACCCTAGTTAACTCTCGGTTTATCGATTTTGATACAAGCGGCAATCGAATTACGGCAAAGGTGGGATTTTCTGCCTCGTATGCTGCCTTTGTTCTTGACGCACCAGGCAAGCTAAAGGGCCAACCAAGGGCGCTCTTTGGAACCACCAGATCAGGCAAGCAGTTTGGTGGTGGTACAGAGCAAGGCGTTTATTGGGGGCCCGGGGGTGAGCCGCAATTCCTGAAAAAAGCTTTTGAGCAGGTTAAGCCACGAATCCCTGAAATTATTGCAAAAGGCATGAAGAAATGACCCCACCAATGGCCGACCGAGTGCGTTCAATGCTGGTTTCTGCCGGGCTTACGACAGCTTTTACTTGTCAGAGTTTTTTCTGGGATGACAGTGGCAATAAGTCTGAAGCATTCATGGTCTTTAAGCCTGCCGGAGGGGGCATACTCAGGCAGGATGAAGGCGGAACCTATTTTGTTCAGTTGGATGTGATCGGTGCCATCAATGAAGACCGCAAAGCGAATACCGCAGCTATGGGCATTATCGATTACGTACAGGCTAATCCTATTGCAGATCCTTGCATCGGATACATCGAATCCTACGGTATGCCTCAACCAATGCTAACCGCTGAGGGACGGGCAGTATTTTCGCTGCGCTTCCGCTGCGTATACGGCGAATAACCCAATCCACAACCCATCAGGCTGCCATCCGGCGGCCTTTTTTATTTGAGAGGTACACATGCAAGGCTGTGCTAATGATTTTGGCAAGCTGATCGGGAAAGTAGCTGTGCTACGCATGGCCTTTGGCTGCCCCGACGCAGTGCCAGCGCTTTCCGAGTGGAAGCGACTGGGCGCAATGACCACGAAAGGTTTCGATTACTCAATGAATACGGTCAGCTCTGAGGCTGATGATTCAAAGGGTCTGGTTGAAAACCTGGTCAACAACATGGATTTCACAATCTCTGGTGACGGCGAGTTCCGCAAGAACGATAAGTCTGTAGAGATTGGCGCGATCCACATGTCGAAATACATTTTCGATGAAGTTCAGGCTGGCCGTCAGCCAACCGTCTGGGTTCGTTTTGATTTCGCCGGGGAAGACGCTGGCACCTACATCATGGGGTATTTCAACACCACCTCTTGGTCAGGTGACTTCGGCACCAGTGATATTTCAACTTTCTCCGGTGAGTGGAAAGTCTATGATGCCGACACGGTTGTGTTTGAGATCGCTGGCGATGCACTTGCCTTCACAACCAACCTTCCTTCAACGAAAACCGTCGCGACTGGCTCAGCGCTCAACATGAGCGTAGCTGTTACAGGCGGTACAGCTCCGTATACGTATGTGTGGAAAAAAGATGGCTCAGCAGTGAGCGGTCAGACTACAGCGACGTTCAACAAGGCGAGCGCAGTCTCGGGTGATGCTGGTTCATATACCTGTGAAGTTACCGACTCTGCTGGCACGCCAGTAAAAATCACTTCAAACGCCTGCGCTGTCACTGTCAGCTAATGGCTATTCCAAAGGGCGGCGTGCTGCCCTTGATAATAATCATTAAGGCAAGAGCATGATCCCTTTAACAGACATTGGCGAGGTTGTGCTTTCGAGCAGAAAGGATGGCGATAAAGAGTACCTTCTAAGGCCATCATTCGCTGCAATGACCAGAATCGGTTCGCCGGAAGAGATCGTTGCGGCATACGCAACCATCCATGGCAGTGATGTGCAAAATCTGATTGCAGCATGCGCTTCTAATCTTGGGCGTCTTCCTGAGTGGCTATCACCACAACTTTATCGCATGGCTGAAAAGATCCTTTCCGTTTCCATGCAGGTGGTTCAGGCGTGCTGTGAAGATGATTTAACCCCGATCATAGGAGAGTGGAAAGGGTGGTCAAGATACATAGTTTATCGGCCCGGCGCGCTAAGCCGTAATGACATTATTGTCATCGCTCAACACCTGATGACCCACGGCGTTATAGGTAAAGCCAAAGTCAGGAAGTTGCAGCGGCATGAAACCAACTCGACCACAACAGCATTCAACGCCATTGAGTACATCAATGCTGCCCGCACCCATTTCGAAATGACACGTGAAGATGCCGCACACCTGACGATGACAGAGTTTGCGCTGCTCCTGAACGCTAAATACCCAGACCAGAAAGGGCTTACCAGAGAGGAATACGACGCAGTAATGGATGATGACGAGCGTCGCTGGCAGGAAAAAATGATGCGCGAACAGCAAGAAAGGTCAATGAAGTAGTAGCTAACGTATCCATGGAGAATAGCAATGTCGGAAAATTTAGGTGGTATTGATATCACCATCGCATTGGATACCGCTCAACTTCTTGACGGTGCCAAGGATGTGCAGAACGCGCTGAGTCAGATCGACAGTTCAACAAAAAAGACTGGGCAAGAACTCGACGGGCTTGATAACAGCACGTCTCAAGCCGGATCCGCGTTTACTGAACTGGCTGGTTATGCCAATTCCATGGATAACCAACTTCGCAAGCTGAATACCAACGTGAGCGGAATTGCCCGCGCAATGGAAGAGGCCCGCAGCGGTACCGGCGGCGCGAGCAGTGAATTCAGCCGTGCCGAATCCATCATCGAGGCGCTGGG